GGATTAATGGAACAGTCTTGAAAACTGTCAGGTGTAACAGCCTCGTGGGTTCGAATCCCACATCTTCCTCCATTGGGGTACGCTGAAGCTGGAGAGTCAGGGCGGTCTGTAAAACCGTTGCGTATGCTGAGTCAGTTCGAATCTGACTACCCCAACAATGGGTTGATTTTATTAGTACTGATATGATTAACCTTCCGATAGTCGGACGTGTGTAGACAACGATAGGATCGCTCCAGGAAATATGGCTGAGAGGCTTAAGGCAAGGGTTTGCTAAACCCTCGTAGGTAAAACTACCACAGGTTCGAATCCTGTTATTTCCGCTATGGGGCTGAAGCATTAAGGTGATGCAACGGACTTTTAATCCGTGGAACAGGGATCGTTCCCCTGCAGCCCTACCATTTCCCATTGGTGTAACTGGCAACACTTCAGGTTTTGGTCCTGACATTCGAGGTTCGAATCCTTGATGGGAAGCTATTGACAAATAACCTAGAACAGGATAAAATATAGTTATGAAGAAATTAAAAATGCTATTTAAAAGTAGTTACAATCATGGATGGGACGATGGATTTGCTATCGGTACTACCACTACCCTGAGAGTGGTTACAAATATGCTAGAAAAAGAAAGGTATAAGAATAAGTTGGAAGATCCATATTATGATTATGCACTAAAGGCTATTATTGAAAAGATTGAGGAACTAAATGCTTAAGCCACTTGAAGATAAGATTGTTATTGAACCTGTTAAGGAAGAAGAAGTCAGCAAATCTGGACTTATTATTACTTCTTCGGGCAACGAAAAGCCATCAGAAGGTGTTGTTGTCGCTATTGGACCAGGAATTACACTGCAGGATGGCTCTAAAGTCGTTCCTGAGCTTTCAGTGGGCGATAAAGTAGTATTCTCTAAATATGGTGCTACTGAAGTTGAGCATGATGGTAAAGATTATTTGATTCTTGCTTACCGTGATATTCTTGTTGTTCTTGGAGAATAATGCAAGAAAATCTGTTGGATGTAACTTTTAATTTTAATCACATTATTGCAGAATTCTTTTGGAATGCTGTATTCGCTGTAGTTGTTTATGCTTTCTCAAAGGCTAAGGCTCTCAGCAATATTCACAAATACGTTGATAAAAAACATGGCGTGGAACACCACCCAAGTGACTACTAAAATAAAGGAAATAAATATGTATAAAAAAATCGCATTGGCTTCAGCCATTCTCCTATCTTTGACTGGTTGTGCTACCGCCACAAATACTGCACAAGATGTTTCGTGCATTAAGCTAATTGTGGATTATTCTTCTTTGAATCCAACTGGTAATTTTTCACAGTGCATTCAAACCAATGGTACTGAGAATGCTTTGCCACTAGTAGTGAATGCTGGATTTGACATTACTGGTACTGACAAGTATGGTACTCAGATTGTTTGTCGTGTAAATGATTTTCCATCTGCAACTGGACCACTAGGTATTGCAGACCATAAGGATTATGTTGAGCCTTGCAAGGATATGCCACCTTCGTTTGCATACTGGGCTTTGCTCGTAAAGACTTCTGGCAGTAGCAAGTGGGGCTGGGCAGAAACTGGTATTAGCGATCTAAAGCTAAATCCTGGTGATGCTGTTGCCCTAGTATTTTCTGAAAATGGAGAGACTAAGTTTCCTAATGACTAATAAAATTGATGTATTGGATAAAGGATATGTACGCCTTGTTGACACTCTTGGTAGTGACCTATCTATTGTTAATGCTGCACGTGTTTCATACGATAAAGAGTCTGAAGAGTTTACCCCAAGAGATTCAAAACTTATTGACTTCCTCGTCCGTGAGGGTCACACGTCACCATTTCGTCACGCAGCACTCACGTTTGAGGTCTATGCCCCACTCTTTGTTGCACGTCAATGGTGGAAGTATGCAGTAAGTTCTACGCATGTAGACGACCAGAATGGCTGGAATGAAAGTTCACGCCGTTATATCACAGAACAAGAAGAGTTCTATGTTCCTAGTGCAAGTTCATGGCGTAGTAAGCCTGAGAATAGCAAGCAGGGTAGTGGAGAGCCAATTCATTATTCTAATGGTGCATACTACACTAACAAACTAAATGATCTTATTAATGAAGGCACTCGTTTGTATCATGCTGCTATGGAAGATAACATTGCACCAGAGATTGCTCGTCTATTTCTGCCAGCATATGGCATGTATGTTCGTTGGCGTTGGACTACATCGCTACAGGGAGTTATGACATTCTTAGACCAGCGTCTAGGGCATGATGCACAGGTAGAGATTCAGGAGTATGCTAAGGCTGTTAAGGAACTATCAAATACTGCTTTCCCAGAAACCTTTAAGGCTCTAAATGTCTAGTAGCGATAGCAGAAAGCAAAAGCGTAACATTGAACGCCAACTTAATTCAATCAAAGAAAAAGCTAAGGCTGGCATGTTTGATTGGATAACTTCTCTTGACCATTCTCCATCTCCACAAGAAATTGAGGCATGGAAGTCAGGGTACATTGCAGGAATGAATAGGAATAACAATGATAATCGGTCTTAGTGGTTACGCACAGGTTGGTAAAGATACTGTCGCTAATTATTTAGTTGAACATTATAATTTTACTAAGGTATCTTTTGCTGACCCAATTCGTGAAGCATTGTATACTCTAGACCCAATCATTTCTGATCTTGTTATGCTTCCAGGGGTTAGTCTTGCATCTGCCGTTGATGGACTTGGATGGGAACTTGTAAAACAGTCCTCTCCGCAGGTCAGGGGCTTGCTACAGCGGATGGGAACAGAAGTTGGTCGTGAGATGTTCGGTGAAGACTTTTGGGTCAACAGAGGGCTTCTGAGGGCTAAAGAGCATGAGAATGTAGTCTTTGCTGATACTAGATTTGTCAATGAAGCAAATGCCATTAATGCCAATGATGGACAAGTGTGGCGGATTACTAAACCAAATCATGGTCCAGTAAACAATCATCCATCAGAAACAGCATTAGATAACTATTCATTTGATTGGACTATTCCTAACTATACAGTTTTTGAAGAATTGTATAATTTAATAGACACAATTATGGCATCTTAATGCTATGGGGTGTTAACTCAGCTGGTTAGAGTAGCGGACTCATAATCCGTCAGTCGTGGGTTCAAGTCCCACACACCCCACTAAAGCTCCAGTATCCCCTCACTCTTATAAGGTGTAGAAAGGGTAATAGGTGGCATATGGGTTCGATCCCCATCTGGAGCACGTCCCATTATCCCAATGGCAGAGGAAGTAGACTTAAAATCTATTCAGTGTCAGTTCGAGTCTGACATGGGACACCATGCCCCTGTAATGGCGGAGGTTTCTACCCTCTATGTGCATAACGGATGTAAATGCAGGTTCGAATCCTGTCAGGGGTGCTATAATAATATAGATGGTTAAATCAAAGAAGCACCGTCAAGAATGTGCAAAGGTTTTAGAACAAATGCATCTCCTAAAAGAGAAGCATGGATGTTCTGATTGCAAAAATAAATTTCCCCATTACGTTTTAGAGTTTGATCATAGACCAGGGGAAGTAAAGATAGATAACGTAACTCGTGTATTAAAAAATTATGGAATAGAAATGGCTTGGAAAGAAGTAGCCAAATGTGACATTGTTTGTTCTAATTGTCATAAAATTAGAACATACGCTAGAGAACATTTTATTTAATCATCTGCTAGGCGTTCATACGCCCATCCAAGAACGGTAGCAGCAATGTGATCATTAGATGAATCTTTTTCCATAATAAGGTCACGAAGTTTAGCAAAAAAAATAATTCTTTGATCGTCCATACCTTGTTGGTATAGTTCAGGAACATTATCCATTTATTAATTATACCAGTAAAAAATAATCCCCCAACTTTCGCCAGGGGATTACCTTAATTATTTAATTACCAGTTCCATACAGGATCAGTAGCAATTCTACGCCAAATAGCAGCACCATTGCCATTATAGTCCTGAGTACAGAAATAAATATAGGCTGTGTCAGTAGCAATTTGACCTCTTTTATCTCCTGCCTGACCTAAGTGACTAGTAGGAACGGCTACATCAGTAACTACAGGAT